ATATAAATGAAAGCAAATGAGCAAGTAAACCACCCACAACACTATGGTGGGGAAGATAATCCATATGAGGCGATTAAAGTGATTGATGCTTGGGACTTAGGGTTCTCACTTGGAAATACGGTGAAGTACATCTCAAGGGCAGGTAAAAAGGATACTGATAAAGAATTACAGGATCTTAAAAAAGCGTTATGGTATTTGCAACATCACATAGAAACATTGGAAAAATAATGATAGAAACAGGTAAAATAATATGAACTTCTCCACACTAACAGATATTTATTAGTATGAAGAAGTTAGTATTAAATGAAAATGATATTATTAATCAATATATTTTATTAAAAAATATACATAAAGTTGCTAAACATTTTAAAGTATCAAGTACCACGATTAGTAGAATTATTAAATCAAATGGTATTGAATTAACTAATAGAAGGTATATTGTAAATCATAGTTATTTTGATAATATTGATAATGAAGAAAAGGCGTATTGGTTAGGTTTTATATATGCAGATGGGTATATACGAGAAAGAAAATCAGGTAATTCGTTAGAAATAAAATTATCTGTTAAAGATATCAACCATCTTGAATTATTTAAAAAAAATTTAGATTCTAACCATTTAATAAGGGAGACATTTAGTAAAGTAAAATATAAAGGAGGTGTGTCAATCTCACATATATGTCATTTAGCGATATATTCCTTACAAATAGTTGAGTCAATTAAAACTAAGGGTGTACATTCAAGAAAAACATTTACGATTGGTAAACCTAATATTGGTGAGGATTTAATGTCCCATTTTATAAGAGGGTATTTTGATGGTGACGGATCATTTTCCTTTAACCCAAAAAATTATAGTATTAAAACTCAAATTGTTAGTGCTTCAGATGAATTTAAACAATTTATTATTGACGAACTTAACAAGAAAAATATAAAAATAAATTTATATTCTGGTATAAAATTACAAATTCAAAATAAAATGGATAATTTGAAATTTTACAATTACATTTATGAAAATGCAAAAATTTATTTAAATAGAAAAAAAGAAAAATATGAGGAATTTAGAAGACATTACGGGTACGATAATTAATGGTGATTGTATTGAGGTGATGAAAACATTACCAGAATCGTCGGTTGATCTTGTTGTAACTAGTTGTCCTTATGGGGTCGGTATTACTTATGATCTTCACGACGATGATGTTGAATTTGAAGAATATAAAGTTTTTAGTAAAAATTGGTTAACTGAGGTTTATAACGTATTAAAAGACGATGGACGTATTGCGTTGAACATTCCCTATGAAATCAATAGACAAAAGAAAGGAGGAAGAATTTTCTTTGTTTCTGAGATGTATCAAATAATGAAAGAAATTGGGTTTGGGTTCTTTGGAATCGTGGATTTAGAAGAACAATCACCTCATCGTAGTAAGACTACTGCTTGGGGTTCTTGGATGAGTCCGAGCTCGCCATATATTTATAACCCGAAAGAGTGTGTTATTTTAGCGTATAAAAAATTACACATCAAAAAGGTTAAAGGAGAACCACAGTGGAAGGGGACACCAACTGAAATTATTCAGGAGGATGGAACCATAAAAAAGAAAGTGGTATATGAAGAACAAGATAAGAAGGAATTTATGGAACTTGTTTTTGGTCAGTGGAATTACTTTGCAGATACTAAATCACTCACCAAGGCAACGTTCTCAATGGACATCCCAACAAAGGCGATTAAAATATTGTCCTACAAAAACGATGTGATTCTGGATCCGTTCGCCGGTAGCGGAACTACTTTAGTCGCCGCGGAAATTTTGGGTCGCAGATGGTTAGGTATTGAACTATCACCAAATTATACTGAAGTGGCTAAAACAAGAGTTGAGTATTTTAAAAACTTACAGGCAGTATCAGAGGAAATCCAAGAGTAATTTTGGATTTTTTGTTTTTAATGGTATTTATATATTATGAAAATTATTATAACTGAAACACAATACAAAAGACTTATTAATGAATCTGGGATAAGAGATATTAACGAAATTAAAAAACGTTACAAAAAGGCTAAAATATATTTCCACCAAGATTTGGATGGTGTTACAACCGCACTTGGTATGAAGCATTATTTAGAACAAAACGGAATTAAAGTTGTTGATGCTGAGACTATACAATATGGAGATAAAGAATTTGCAATTAAAAAACCCGATGCAAGTGGTGATATTATGCCTGTACTCGTGGATTTTGCTCACGGTAAGCCCATGTTTGTTATTCATACCGATCACCACGACAGTCAAGCAGGTGTTGAACCAGGAACTGCAACCAATTTTAGACCCTCAAGATCAAATGTTGAAACAGTTTCACAAGTTGTATCACCAAAAGATATATTCCCATACGATGACATCACTTTGATATCAACAGTGGATTCTGCAAATTTCTTAGCTCATAATATAACTCAGGAAATGGTGATGAACTATCTTTTTAAATTTGATAAAGACAATAGTTTAAAATCTAACAAAATGTTAATGGGGCTTGTAACAAACAAGTTACTCTTAGCACTAAAAAACAAACCAAAATTTTTAGAGAATATCGTATTAGAAGCAAACCCATCTCTTTTAAGTATTTTAAATAATATAAGAGACCAGGTAAAAAAATATGGTTATGCTAGCGACGTTGAGATGGTTAAAAACCAAGAAGAGTATGTTGAACGAATGAAGACAAGTGAAAATGTTAAATTTGTTGGACCAATAATAGTACAATATGGTGGGGGTAATATGAGAAATCCTGGTTCATATGATAGGTATACCCCTTTTAGAAATAACCCAGATAAAGACTTCATAGTACTTGCTTGGGGAATGGGGTTAGTTCAAGCATCTTGTAATCCATTTAAAGAAGACAGAGCTTTGAAAGGGGTTGATTTAGGTGAAATGAAAAATGAAGTTCTTAGTAAATTTGAATCACTTTTAAAAGGTATGACTATTACTTTTGGTACTTTAAAAAGAGTTTCAGAAATAAAGGCAGAACAGGGTTCTGTTGGGTTCACATATAAAGATTTAGTTGCAATATACGGAAATAGACCGTCATTTAAAGTGCAAGGTGGGGAAAAAATGGTAGACATAATAAAAAATATATCGGATAACCTTTATAAAAGACTATCAACCAAACAAAAAGAAATGTTGGATAAGATAACAGTAAATGGTTGGGACGTTGTTATGGCAAACTCAGGAGGACATAAATGTATTACAAATATATCTGGACTTAGTTATTTGTTTAGAGATTCTAAAAAAGACGAAACATCAACGTACGACAACCCAAAACTACAAACAATATCTGACTACACCGGTAGTAATACATTTGTGAATGATATTAAAGGTAAACTAAAGAAATATAACTTTTTGACTGATCCTCAAATTAGTGCGGCAATTAGACAAATAGAAAAAGAAGGTGGAATACAACCAAAAGAAGAAAAAGAAAACGAGATATCAAGTTATGTTGATTTAACTAAAGCAATACAGGATGAGTTTGTTAGAGTGTTAAACTCTAAAATTGATTAATACATTGACATTTTTATTTTGTCACCTTTTTTAATATCTAATTTTTGACAGGTTCCGCCAGCGACTTCTAGTACCTTATTACCAAAACCTCCGTATTGTTCACAAGCATATTCATCATCACAAGGTAAACATTTATGGTGTACTTCTGTTATGGTATCGTTATCTATGAATATTATATCTAACATTTCAACACACTCATACATCCAAAAACTTTGGTTTCCATTACTTGGCATAATAAAAAACATACCATTAAAATTCATGTTGAATGTTTTGTGTTTCATTCCTTCTTGAACAGATTGAGGGGTTACGCAAACCTTACATCTAAATTGGTTATCATTTATAAAAATATTCATATACTATAAATACTATTAAAAAGAATAAAAAATTTGTATTTTAAAGTGACTTTTGGTGTACATAGGTATATTTATATTTACTTCCGTAAAAAATTCATTTTTTTTCATTTAAATATTTGACAAAACAATTTAATATAATTAGATTTGTAAAACAATTAGGAAACGTCCTAACAATAAATTGAAATATTAACCTTTAAACTCAAAAAAATGAGTGAACACACTGAAGTGGTTGAGAACGTAATGTACTACTACTACGGAGCAAAAGGGGAGAAGTTTTACACACCTAACGGTGAGTTTGCTACTGCTCAAGCTAACAAATACGGGACACATGAGGTGTACGTAGAAAAAGTTTAAAAAAAAGTTCATAAAGTACTTGTCTAAACAAAAAAAAAGACTTAACTTTGTAAAACAAATCAGGAAAAGTCCTGAAACGTTCTTTGAAAATCTAAATCCGACCGAAACAGTCGTCACAATTAATAGAGAGACTTAACACCTCCCTTACTTTAAGAGTGAAACTAAATTAAGTCATTGGGCCGTGTATGGTCCATTAAAATAAACTACGAAAGTAGGATAAAGTGAACCTAACGTGTAATGGGTTTGCGTCTTGGTGAGTCTTCGGACTTGTTGAGATTGAGTACACAAGCGGGATACCGTTTAATCTTTAGTACCGAGGGCAACGCTGTAGGGAAAGTGGTTAGATGAATTGGCAATGTGGGTTGTCAGTTTGAGATGGGAACATCAATAGGAATAACCCGTAGGGATATTGCAAAAAATAAGGTTATCCAATTTTATTATTGCGTGTTCCATTATGATAGGATACTTAAAACCGAAAGGTATGTTGGTGTACAAGTGGTGTTGTTACTAACCTTGATTGAACCTTACCAAAGGTTAAATCTCGAAGTAGTCTTGAAATATTGAGATGGGGACATTTCAAGGAGTAGTTGAGTATTTCGTTGTTCAAAAGATGACGAAGCCCGTGACGGACCACTACTTCTATCAATCCACAACACAAAAACTTTTATGGAAAAGGTAAAACTAAAACTAAAAAGCAAAAGTGTTCGTCAGGTAATAGTGAAAGGTGACTACATAGTAATGAGCTGTTCATTGCATAGGAAGACCGCAAGT